CTTATCAAGGTCTAAAGGCTTCGCGCTATACTTTTTACCTAAACCAATAAAGTCGGGGCGTGTTTTAGTTTCAATGTGCTGCGCTAATTCGTCGGCAATGGCCTGTGTGTTATCAATGGCATGTGTTTGCTCATCTGCTGTAGCCTTGCTTTCAGGATGAATGGTGCCAATTAACTTTCCATTTGTAACTGGTGACTTCTGTGAGGCTGGAACAACTGCTAATGTTCCACCTTCGGCACGCCACACATTAAAAGGCACGCCTTTTTCATTTGCCTTGTTTTGTACATTACTAACAGAAAGTGCCGCTGAATCGTCTGGGTATCCTGTGTCTTTGTATGCTGAATAGATGGCTTTCTTTGCATTAAGACGTTCTTCATCAGTTACTTCTGCCGCATCTGCTTGCTGGTCAACTGGTGCGGCTTTGGATTGCTTCTTGGCTTCATTCCATACGGCTAATGCCTCTGAACCTGACTGCAATTTATATTTCTTTTGCAGGATAGGTAGCACGTCATTAGCAAAACTAGCATCGGGTTTGGTTTTTAGAATGGTGGCTAGTTCGCTGTCACGTTCGGCGCGTAGCTTGGTGGCTGCATCGAGCTTGGCTTGTTGCTTTGCCTCTGCTGCTTTTTTGTCGTTAATAGCCTTGTTCTTGGTAGCAATGCTTTTTAGTGCATCGCCCATAATCACATCGGCTTGGTCCTGCTTGAATCCGTTTTGTTCTAAAAAGGCTTGTGCGCCTTCGGTGTCGTTGGCTTCAATCAAGGACGCTACTTTGTTACGGGTGTCAGTAGCGGCTTGTTGTTGCTTAATGCTAGTGCTGTGTTGGTCATACAGGCTGGATAGGTCGTCGGGGTTAATGCCTAAACGCTCACCCATCGCATTAAAGTCGGGTACTTCGCCAGCTTGGGCATATTGTTTAAGTGCATCATTGGACGCGATAATGGCCGCATCTTGGGCTTGTGTTTCTACTGCGCTTAGTTCGGTTTGCTTGGCGGCTAGTTCTTGGAGTAAGGCTTGTTTACGGGCAATGTCTGCTGCGTTTAACTGTCCGTTTGCACTTGCTTCATCGAATGCCTTTACCTGGTTGGCAAGGTCATCAACTTGGGTTTTTAGTGTATCGCGTGTTTGGACAATAGGGCCTACGGCATTATTGATTGCTGATACTAAAGCATCAGCGTTGGCTGCTGCTGTTTCAGGCGTTTGTTCTCTTTTGCCAAAGGCCATTGATGCACCATGAGCAATACCCATTGGCCCACCGATTAACGCCCCGTGCATACCCTGATTGACAACATTGTCCATGACTGCGCGATTATGGTCGTATGTTTGTTTTGCGCCAATGTTTGCACCTAACGGACTGCCAGCTTCATCAATAAATTCTTCAACTGCGTTTAATGCAGGCTGTTTAAGCAGTTCTTTTTTGCCACCAGAAAGAATAGGGGCTAATGTTCTGCCAGTAATGGCATTCAAAGCGGCAACATCACCACGCGCACCAACTAATCCAGCAAGCGTACTGACTGCGCCACCAACATCTTCGGCGGTTTGTGCTGCATTAACTGTATCGGTTGCTGACGCTCCACTTTGTTTTGCATCAGTTAGCGATTGATCTCGCGCTTGTTGTGCTCCAACTGCGCCCTGGTAAACTCCGCCGATATTAGCCTGTGCTGATATAGGGGCTTTCCGTACTGCCAGCATCGGCAACATTTGCGGCAAGTTGCGGATTAACGCACCTGCTAACGCGCTCGGTTCTTCTGCGTACCTGGTAACAATATCAACAACACCATCACCTTGCTGAGTGTAATCCTCAGCGGCTTGTAGTGATGGCGAACGCTTTTTAGCCCATTCATCAGCGGCATTTTTAAAGTATGCCTGTGCGTCCTGCATTGGCGTACCTGCGTTTAGGTACTCACTAGAAATACGCTCTTGCTCTGCTTTTGGCAGGCGCAAGAAGTTAGTCACGATAGGGTCAACATCTCTTGATGTGGGCTTCCCTTTCATGGCACGCATTAAATCGCCAACAAAACCACGATCAATCATGCCCATTGTAGAATCGGCAAGCTGGTAAGTTCCGCGCACAAACTCTCTGCCAGCATCGGCTAGGCCGCCACCATCCTCTGCTAGTTTTTCAGCTTCGGCGCGGTCAAGTTTAGGCTCACTACCAAAGGCTTCGTTAAAAGCTGCGTTTCTATCCAACTTAGGCATGGGAATATCTCGTTAAGTTTTATTGGTTTTACAATCCAGCTTTATCAAGCATCGCGTTTATTTGTTCTTTAGTCCATCCTTTGGCTTTAAGCTCTTTCATTACCGCCGCAAGTTCGGAGTTGTTCTTGATATTCTTGCCTTTAATGAATGCAACACCAGCATCCATTGCGGCGGCGGCTTTAGGATTTTCAGCGGTATTGCCTGCTTTTGGCATTCCTAATCCTATCCACTTCTGAACATCAGCATCATTACCTTTCAGGTTTTTGCTTGTAGCGTAAGCAAAGAAGTTTTGAGCTTTGTCATTATCAAGGCTTGTAATGACTTTTACGCCACCATATCCGTCATCAACTTGCTCTTGTTTTTGCAATAGAGCACGGCCATTGTTTGTCATAGTCGTGCCTTTAAGACCATATTGAATTGCTACGCGCTCAAGGTCTTTAGCGTCTTTAGCGGCTTGCACCTTCAAATCATTTTTTGTTTTGTGGTCATCCAAAGTAATCGCATCGGTTACTGCGTTTTTACGGTCTGCTGCCTTTGCCGCTGCTGCATCTTTTGCCGCCAGTTCCTTATCCATTGCTGCAACAGGGTCGTGAGTATGGGCAAACATAACAGTAGCCTTCTCGATGGGCAAGTCCGCCTCACCCATGACTGTCCCATCTGCATTATTGATATACCGAATTTTACCCAATTTAGCAGGCTGTCCCGTGTCGGGGTCTTTGCCATCAATCAGGCCAACATATTCAGTTTTATATGGGCTGCCAAAAGCGGGGTCATTGTTAGCCGCTGTAAGCGTTTTAAATGCGCCCTCAATATCGCCACCTGTTTTAAGGGCGATTACCTGATTAAGCGATTGATTTAGCTTTTGGCTTTTTAAATGATCCTGCTCAGACCATCCTTGCTTGGTCTGTGCTGCCTGTAGGCTAAACTCGTTAGTACGGTTCTGTAGCTCTTGGCTTTTAGCTAAGGCTGCATCTTGTACCGCTTGGCGTTCATCTGCTTTTTGTAAGCGTTTTTGTTGTAGGCCGAATTGATAGCCTTGAAGTAAGCCAGTGCCTAGATTTTCCAAACCGTCCATAACAGACTCCTTAGCGTTTTAGTGAGTATGCAGGGCGCATATATGGCTCAGTTGGAAATATACCACTTCCTGTATCGCCGTTCTGTGCCGATGTAATCATTGGTGTTAAATATCGCGCTTGCTGTAAGTTTTGGTATGCAATGCTTGGTGATACGTTAGTAGTGGGCACGCCTGTTGTTTGTGGTACTGCTGGTGTACCGCCACCACCCATAGTTGCTAAACCTATACCTGCTGCTTGTCCTGCTGTATTAAAGAACTGTGCTGCCTGAGCCGACTTCTGTGCTGCGCCTGCATTATAGGTATTTGCAATGGCGTTGTTGGCATTAGTGACTTCACCTGCCGTTAAATTCATTTGGTTGGCACCCATTTGATTAACGGCAAATCGACGTTCCCATGTCTTAGCTTCAGCGTTGCGCTTTTCGTTTTCTCGTCCGCTGGTGATGTTGCCTGCCGCTGCTAATGCTTCCGCTGTGCCTGTTTGACGCGCGATACTGTCGGCTCGTCCGCTGTTGGGATTAATACCAAGTCGTTGAGCGTTGCGTAAGCGTGTTTCTTCAGCATTACCGAATTGCTGTTTAACATCGGCGGCGGCGCGAGAAGTAACTCCTGCTAGGTCTGCAACAACTCCTTTTTTCGCACTATCAACAACCATGCCCTCAAGCTCGCCGTATAACGCTTTGTAATCACCATAACGCTTCTTGGCGAAGTCTAGTGTTTCGCGCTGGATAGCTAAGGCTTCTTTCTGTAGCTTCTTAGAGCTTTTGCTGGATGCAAGACCGCCAAGCAATGAAGCTCCACCAAGGATGCCTGCGGATACTGGATCACACATGATTAATTACTCCAAAAAGGGATAAACCCATGTTCGTTAAGATCACCAATACGGCAATCCAGTCTCCTGACTAATGCTAAATGGCTTTCGTTTTTTGCATAGACGGCATTATACAGTTGCCGATATTGCTGCTTATAGTCGTTCCAATGGATGATAAACCATCTCATCCAATCACCGATATGGTTTTCAATGCCACGACACGCAAGCATCCAAATAACTGCGCGTCCATCGGGTTGAGGGACTATTCCTAATATTGCCATTGGGATTTTATCAACATAATAGAATTGGCATGACGATGATATTGCGGCACTGTGCATGAGCGCGGCCTTGATATTTTCTTTTGTTCTACGCATAGATCGAGAGGCGCATATTTCCGCCTTGTCCTCATCTCTGAGTCTCTTTGCCATTGATGCGGCTATGATTACGGGATTCTTTTTGTGTGGGCACATAGTGTCCCTTTTGATATTTAGTTATACAGAAAATACAGGATCGTTATCTGCAAAATTTATCTTACTTTGATATGTTGTGTCTATTTGAAAGCCAAGGTTTACGGCTGAGAAATATATACCATTGTCGTCAAACTGTTTAAATACAACGCATGCTCTTAGTTTTCTTGAGCCTGTGTACCCTAAAGCCTCATTGTCTGTTTCACACTTAACTAAAAGCTTTGATGAATTTAAAATTCCACCTGGCAATGAAAGCTTCACATCAAGTCTTACTTCAACAGTAAAAATAACAGTTCCGCTAGGGTTTTTAGCATTTACTGTTTGAAATTCTTCACTGATAACAATGTCATGGACATTTATTTTTGCTAAGTACCCGCTTGGTATTCCGCTTGTCGGGTTTGTATTGTTGTAATAATCTGATGTAATGCTTAAAGATGAATCATATATGTATATGAACATTACTGCGCTGTAAAATGGCTCGCCAATTAAGCTGACATTTCTTGATGAGTAAGTTAAATTAAACCCAATCTGTTTTTTCTTTGCTCTGTATTTTGTTGTTGAATCAGCATGGTCGTAACAGGCAACACCATCAACGGCAGGCGTTTGAATAAACGCATAAGGCTGGTCGGGTGCTCCGCCCACTATGAGATAAGGGGCTGACATAAACGCACTTTTAATACATCCAGTCTTATAGCAAAGATAATTCAAATATAGTGGGTCTGATATAGGTATCCCTGAGCCTTCGCGGACATAATCAGAAGATGTGCAGGCTTCTTCCTCAATGATTAGGTTTGAGAATAGTGCCCTATCAAAATTAACAGAATCACCAAGCAAGTCGTCAAAATAACCATCTGCACCACTGAAAATATCAACATTCATTGATATGGTTTCGCCGTTGAAGCGAATGTATTTTCTTGTGAGTGTTGGCCCACCTGTATCAAGGGCCAATCTAGGCAATCCGCCATCCATGCCTACCCAAAAACCTGATACTGCTCCAGGGTTAGCGTATTCTGAGAATCCTCCCCATAACTTGCTGCCAACCTGTATGTCATTACCTACTGCTAATGTGCCTGCGGTAATCTTGTCTGCGGCTAAGTCGTGAATCTGTGCTGTCTTAATGCTCGCATCTTCAATAAACGCCTGACTCATCACCACCGAAGGCACACCATCAACTACGCCAATAGTAAACGGCACTTTCTCAGTTAATGATCTGCATTGCCAGGTAATCGTTCCATCGGTAACGGTATCGCCAACAACAACAGGCCAAGTCGGTTCTGTCGTACCTGATATGCCACCCACAAGGCAAACGTATTGAAAGTTTTGGAATGGGTAAGGCGCATCGTCTGGACTAGCAGGAATACCACGGACATATTGATATGCTTGATAGGTGACGTTTGGCGACCATTGCTGACTGGTCAATAACTGCATGACATAAGAAGGGTCTAATGATGTTTTTCCTTCTACGCCATCGGCGGCAAAATCGCTTACAACGTCTGACGTACTAATCGAGCGAACCCAATAATACTTGGTTGCGCCTGTGCCGACTGCATCTTGAAAGAAGTTGGTAACGCTTGTGCCAACCTTAAACGCTTCGCCAATGTTGTTATTGTCTGATCTCCATATCTCAACGAAACCAAAATTAGAGTAACTTGGTGCGTTCCAGTTGAGAATGATGGTGGTCATTGCACCACGGACGGATAAGCCTGTGACTAAGGGCGGTTTAGTGACATTAGGAGGAATGCTTGTGACATTGCCACCTGAACCGACACCCACTACACCCGCATCAAGCAAGTCACGCAAATCCACTAAACGGTCTGTGCTGTTGCCAACACCAAGCACGCGACGATTGATAATAGCTTGTACTGCATCCATCCAGTTACGTTGTTGCTTATCGACGTTTGGTACTTTTGGCAGCTGCATATCGCGGCTAACGGTTTTTACGGTGGCGATTGTGCCTAGGCTACTAGCATTGCTTGGACTTAATGATTTACCTGAACCGCTTACAAAAGCAAATGGGATATTGACTAATCCAACAGCATTTGGAGTAAGCACTCTTGATGTGCCAGCAATAGAAGTTATTGGACATTGCACTAATCCATGCCCAACACGGTCGTAAGCATGGCCTGATCCCGCTATTGAAACAACAGGGGAAATAGCTAAACCTGTACCAATTGATTTTAGAGAAGATTGTCCTATAACTAATGGCAACTGTGCTATAGCGCGTCCTGCGGTATTGTAGCTATGCCCTGTCCCTGAAATATCAATTACAGGTAGATTGATTGTGCCTGACGAGTTTGTAAGCACCGATGATGAACCAGTGACTACAGGAACAGCACAAACAAGCAATCCATCAGTTGACATTAGACGTGCTTCGGCAAAGTGAATATCAAGGAGTCTACAGTCACTACTTGTCCTGCGGTAATTGCTACAGGGGTCATGGTGATACCTGCTGAAGCTGTATTGATGTTGTCATCCCAACATACCGTAGTGCCGTCTGCCTCAAACACACGATAGAAAGAAGCATTACCGCTATTGTTGGCACTAGAGTCTTGAGTGATCGCATTTGCAACAGCAACGCCATTTACCGATGCAGCAAAGGCAGTAGCACCAAAACGCATCTCTGCTAATAATGTATTGCCTGATAATGCGGTATTGGCCGTTGCTGGTTGAGTGCCATCGTAATAACGTAAGTAACCGCTATTTGCACGGGCTGTCATTGCATCAACGCCATAATCAACAAAGTCATTTGCTAGTTGTAAATTTGCAGCCATGATTGAATCCTCTTAGCTTTGTAGTTCGCGCATATTTTCAGATATGCAGATTTCACGAACAGGGTCTTTACTGGTTAGTTCTAGTTGCCAGGTACGGGCATGGCCTGTGCCTTGCGGTAAACGAAAGGCAGTATTACCTGTTAATGTTTTTGTGTACCGCAACACACCATCTGCATAAACTTTAAGTGTTGCTGTTGCATCAGAATTAGACTGCGATAAGACTCGCCCTGCTAAAAACTGTCCTGGCTTCGGTAGTGAAAACACTTTGCTCTTGTAGGTTGCCGACAATAGGTTTTCTGTATCGTCATCAAAGCTATAAAGGACCTTGTTTTCATCCACCAACCAAAGTGTGTCCGTTAAAATATCCCTGTGACCTGCAACAAACCAACGGCTTAGTGAGATAAAGCCTTCTTCGGGGTGTCTTGGGTCAAACAACATCCCGCCCTTGTTATTACTGTCCACCTTCCAAAAGAATAAATACATTCCTCTGTTTTCGTAGGCGTGAATACTTGACGGGTTTAACAGTAACCATTCTGATTGGGTAATGATGTTTTCGGTTATTAGAATTGCTGTGCCACCTGAAGCCATGACCAAGCCATTTGGACTAGCGTATATTGCGCTATGCCCCATGCTTACCATCGAGCGTGCCGATACGCACGCCTCAATCAGTGATAGCTCCTGCTGGCTAAAATAAGCAGGATCAACACCCGTAACCATAGACGGCCTGCCAGTTGTGCCAACAATAAAGTAATTGTCATACGCACCAATGGCGACAATCGGGTCGTCAGTTGTTAATTCATAATCACGCGGCCAAGCATAGGGCAAGTAAGGTTGTGAGAAACAAATGTTCTTACCGCTAAAGCCATACGCCACACCATAACCCGTTAAGCCTAAGCCTTGCATATCGGATCTAGGCTCATCCCATGTTGACGAAGGTAATGCTTCGGCCAATTGGTCGGTGGTCTTGGTGTCAACATACGATGTGCTGGCAATAGCAATCTGAGCGACAAAATAGAAGTCAGCTACACCATTACTGCCGACTGCGGACCTGTACAAACGAATGTATTCAATCTCGCGGCCTGTGCTTGCACCACTATCGACAATAAGACCTGACACGGTGACAGTTGAGCCATCGTGAGCGACGATTAAGAATGTTGATGCAGGGCTAGGTGCGCTTTCTTCGCCTAGTTTGCCAACATAAGTATAAACATATACCCGCGCTTCTTCATTCGGGTTATCGCCACCAACAGTTAGGGTAGCGATCGGGGCAGACGCAGGGGCTGGAATACCTAGCTTGTAATAGTTTATCGGGTACTCTGTGCCTCCTGTATATACTGCTGGAGTATATGAATACTTAGGCGCACCACCCAAACGACTATCACCAGTCCAGTAAATACGACGATAAGCATCGTCAGCAATAGGTGAATGGGCCACATTAACCACGTCAGTAAAGCGCAGCCAATACGAATCATTGCCTACTCTCCATAGGTGTACGCTGTTAATGTTGTGCCCTGTTAATGCGAGTGTTGCGCCTGTCACGTATCCGTTTAGCGGATTTATCAGGCCATTACTTAAACGCAAGTTTCTAGCTACCACGGCGGCATTGTCAGGAATCTTCACGTCTGCGTAACGAGGAAATTCGCCCAAGAGTGGTGTTGCTAGTTTTATACGCATAAATCACGCCTTAGCTAAAACGAGTCGAATACAAATTATAATCGGCCAGCACAATATCGTCTGCTGCGCGTGTTTCTAATGTCATATCTGTAATGTCAATCGCGTAAGCCTCGCCTACCCACACGCCAGTAACCGCACCTGCGGTTTGTGCGCCGATTACAGGAGTACACGCAGGTTGTGGGAATGTTCCGCCGACTGTTCGTGAACCTGTCGCATACACAGCCCCATTTCGGTATAGCGTATATGTCAATGTTGTGCCAGAAATCTGCATACGCAAGCCAAGTTGATAGACTGTACCAGCCACAAAGCCTGTCATAGTTGCAATTGCAGAGCCAGCACCGACAAAGTTATAGTTGCCCATTGCGCCAAAGCTGCTGTATGCGCCCCAATTTGCCGCAGCGCCTGTATCCGTCATGCAACCGAAAGGTGTGGCTGAACCACTTGCTAATGTTTGTGTGCCGTGTTTAAGCCACATCGTAATCAGCACATCTGTTGCACCCGAAGCGATTTTAAACGTAGTAGGCAACAGTATTTTCTTGCCAGTGTCTATTGTAAGACCGCCACCTGCTGTGCCTGCATTAGCTCCGCTTGTAGTAGCGACTGCACCGCCTCGCACTAAATTGACTAATGATGTTGCTGTAGGAACAGTTGTTGCACCTAGCGGCTGGCAGTAGGTGTTCTTGAAGTCAAAACCACCTGTAGTGCCTGCACCGTAACCTTTCTTGCGGTAAACAATAGGGCCTGCACCTGTAACACCTGTCATTTTTTGAATAGTAGCCATGTTGTTAGTCTCTTAAAAAGTAAGTTGCGGAACAAATTTAGCGGCTGTTGCTGTCGCGTTAACCGCGTGACCTGCATCGTTCCAGTGGATAACATCTGATAGCAGCGATGGTGGAGGCACACCGTTTGCTATTGCTACGTTGTCTGCAGGGCTTCCATCACCATTGGCTAGTAATACGGGCATGGTGTCATACCATCTATCGCCGTAAGTTGCCGCCATGCTTGCTCTCCATGCAGTTAGTGCTGTAGCTAATGCTGTGCCTGTGTAGTAAGCCGCCGATGCTGTAGACGGGAACCCGACAACAACATACGCAAGATGCAGTGTTCTACATCGCGCAACCATTGCTGCGATATTGTCTGTCAGCTCAACGAGCGCGGCTGCGTAGCTGCCAATGTTCTGCGCCACGTCATTCGCGCCAACTTCTATATCAATCACGCATTTATCTAAATCACCGACATCTACCGTAAATGTCTCATTAGCTGCAATGTCTACTACTGAGCCAGCCTTAGCTCGTGTGAAAGTATAAGTCTCTGTTGTAGATGGTGGGCCACCACTCGATGAGCGTGTCAGCGTACCGTACACCCCGCCAAGCGTTCCGACTAATGAGCGTGTATTATTCTCCGCTTGAGTTGAAAGCAGTCTGTAGTCTGGAAACTGCGTAGTGTTCATGCCAGCTAAAGCGACATTGTTAATATGCGTAACAGTGACTGCACCGCTTGTTGGTATTTGATTGCCTGTAACTGTTAGCCCAGTGTCACGCGCACCGAAGCGCATAGCACATTGCCGACTTACTTGTCCGCCTATACCGTTGTTTGTGTAACTCAGCCCCAATGCTGCCGCCATTAATGCTGTAACACCATGAGCCGCATCACTTGCACCTGTGCCAGCATAGATAGAGTCAGAGTAGTTAACTAGATGGCGTTTAGGAAATACAGGGTAGACACCTGCATCGCCTAGCGAGTTTGTAACCGTACACCACCACATGTTTTTTGTGGGGAATGGTTCGGGGCGGTCAGAAGTAAAGACTATGTTGCTACCTGCCAAAACTGGCTCAACATTATTAAATTTAGCGGTTAATGCTGTCGTTGTTCCCGATGTTTTTGAGTAGCGATACAATTGTTTTAGGTTGCTGCTGTTAGGTGCAGAATAAACTGCATAGCTAGAATCAACATCTACCCATTTATTTGCATTAGTTTCCAAGCAGGCTGGCGCACCTGCTTGCTTTGGATATGTCTCACTTGTAACACCAACAATTAATCGGTAGCTGCTGTCTATCTCAGCTTCTATATATCCTGCTTGCTGATACTCGGTTGACGACTCATAAGTGACCGCTTGGCCGTTAAAATTATCAGAAGTCGTATTTGACGGACTGGCAATAGAAATATTACTAACTACTAAAACGCCGTTATCATCTACAGCCTGTAGTATTGCGTAATTAGTTCCGATTACTGCTGATTTATAACCGCATTGTTGGTATTCAGTAGTAGACAGATAATCCATAATTTGACCGTTAAAATTAATCGAATCGGTTTTGAATTTTTGGAATAAACCATCGCTATCAACACCGAAAATCACACGGTAACTACTATCAACTTGCGCCCAAATATAGCCGCTTTGCTCGTAGCCTGATAATGCAATCGCTTCTATAGACGGGTAGCGTTTTTGCTCGACTGCTGTACCTGCATTGTTGAGATATAAAATCAGATAATTTGTATCTACTGAGTCAACAACACTAAAATATTGTCCAGTTGTTGTTGCTGCTATACCTGCCGCAGTGTCTACATAAACTTTACCAGTAGCGATTGCCGCATCACGCGCTACTTCTGCCGCCGCTTGTGCTGCTTCTGCGTCTGTTTTATACGTCAATGCGAGAGATTCAGAATTACCAGAGTTTGTTTCGCTCAGTGCTGCTGCTACTGCGCTTGCGTTTGTCGCCGTGACATCTTCGCCAGTTTGCACGCGGTCTGCTGCTGTTAAAACGGCCTTCTCAGTGGCAATACTAGCCTGTTCGGTTGCTGTTTCTGCTGCTGCTACTGCCGTAGCTGCTGACGCTGTGATAATGTCTTGAACTGGCAATGATGTAAGCGCAACTGCCTGTGGCGGCATGGTAAACACTCTTGTATAAATCTTTACACCTAGAATGTCGTAGATTTTTATTTCATGGTAAACGGTTGCATCATCAGGGTCTAATGAGGCTGTAGCGATACCGCTAACATTCGTTAAACTTTTGACTTCGTATAGATTGATTATTGGCGGAAATGCGTCTGCCGTTAGTATTCGTTTTTTGGCAATAACAACAACATTATCGGCAACAACTGGTAAGCCAAGTGCGGATAAAGAGACAGTGAGAACGAAAAGAGACATAACTGCTCCTAGTAAAAATGGGCCTTACAAGTGAATTGCTTTTTACTGTTAAAACCTGATTGTGCTTTTGATGTTGCCGTCCAAACCTTACGCTCGAATATCTGTTCGTGATATGCGGCCAAACCTGGATTGCTATAGTCTTTTTTGGGTTGTGCAAATAAGTAAGCCAATACACCATGCTTAATATCTACCTTGAATTCTTCAAAGATAAATTCATCAACGCCTTGAGATGTTTGCGATGGCTTAACCGCTACAAATGGCCGAACGACAACAACTTCTTGTGGGATGCGATCAAATACAATCTCACCTGGGCGAGTAGATAAAAAGCTATTAGGCGTGCCTTCTAGTGTTTGCCAGCTTGGGCTTCTTCGGTCTAATTCTTCGCGTAATTGAGGCTCAATCTTTTTGCTATCGTTATATTTAAGTGTCAATACGTCGATTATCTGAGTGTCTGCTGGTGGCGTTAATGTGTAGCTTGCATCACCTATCACGGTATAGAAAGCATCTGCCTCAACGCGCAAAGCCTTAGTACGTTTGCAAAACTCAATAACAACATCTCGCGTAGCTTCAATGACCATATCAGAAGGGCACGATGGTACGTCAACTAGGATTGTAGGCAACCATACGCTATATAATGCTGCGGCCATTATGCTTGCCCCTTCGGTTTAGCGGATACGCCAACATCTGATGCGGATTTAATCTGTAGCAGTTTAAAGAATGTTGCTTGATGGTCCTTAGCTTCGGTGTATGTACCCGATTCAGGGTTATCGCCACCAAATAGTTTATAGAGCATCCATTCCTGCAATGCTGGCGAGTACGATATATCGACGGGCATAGTATCCGTCTTGACTGCGATTTCTGTCGGTGTTTTTACATAGGTTGCTTCAACGTATCCCGCTGGTGTTAATGGTGCAGGAGGCGAAACAAAGAATTCTTTAGGGCGTAATGGATTATAAAAATATTCTTCAACGGGTGATCGTGCGGTGGCGGTGTGCCAATTGGGATTAATAGCGTCCTTAATGTCCATATCTGCCAAACGGATTGCGCGTCCAGCACCTATACCTGCTGCGCCACGGTTGCGAGAGATAGCCACAATACGCAAACAGTCCGCTGGTGCGGTTTGGTATGTGCCTTCTGCCAATTGAACAGGGCCAGTGTAGATGAAAGCATCGGGGCGATAAGTAGCTAGGGCTTGTACCGCATCATTGAATACGCGCACTAAATCACTGGCAGTCCAAGTAATTGCACTTGGGTCTTTTAAAGTGACTTCACGAACGAGATCAATTAATGCGGCACAAGTTGCCATGTGTATTCACCTTTACTTATTTTTGCTTGGCTGCTTCAAGTGCGGCTAATTCTGCTGCACGCGCTTCGGCAACTGCTTTTTCATCGGCTTCTTTAATGCGTTTGGCTTCGGCCTTTTCCGCTTTGTCGCGTGCTTCTGCTTCTTTCGCTAAAGTCTTTGCTTGGCCAATCATCTTTGACGCAGATTGACGCAACAATGCTTGGCAAGTATCGGCTTCATTAACTTTTTTAATGCCTAAAGCTGTTTTCATGCACGCAATAATGCCTGCTTTTTGCTTCGGGTGAACCTGCATGACTTTTACGGCAAAACGATGAAGATCATCTTCATTCATTTTTTCAGCATCCCATGCCGTTAAGTTATCAAATTCATTTTCAAGGCCGCCGACTTCTTTCAAGTCTCCGCTTTGAATGTCGTCATCTTCAATGGCCGAACCTTCGGCATATTCCGCGTATGTATCAGGGACAGCCAGCAAGGAGTTGATATGTGCAGGGATAAGAACATCGCAAATATGCGGATTGTTTAAATCTTCACGGTGTAATTTTGGGTCAATTGGCTTGAATTCATATTCAACGTAACCAGGTTTGCCTTTATGACCAAAAGGGACAACAGTATTTTTAGGGCGTGTTTGGTTTTTGCAGCGGATTTTCATAGTCGATAATCTCTAAGGATTAAAACGGCGCACGGTTGTTATGCCGTTTAGGTTACTCAACGTCCTTGTTGAGTGGTTATGACAGGCAATTAATCGCCTGCGTTTTTCATCGCGTAACGCACTACCAAGTCAATGCGTAATGACGTAGTAATCGACGCGCCGCCTGCATCGGTAGCAGTCAACTGCACGCCAATCGCGCTATCGTTTGTTTCGTCAACTGCAAGACGCGCACCTGCGGACGTGTTGGCACGCAAGGCAGCGGTAGCAGAAGCAACAGACGAGGACGAGATGAAAGCAGTTTCAACTGTTGGCGTAGTAGTTTGAGTAGCCCATGCCGTAGCACGATCTTCCAAAATACCAGCAACAGCATTAACACCTGTGCCCATCGCATCGCTGACCAAGCGCATATCGGTGATACGCATACCTGGGGGTAGTCGGCCAAGATAATACGTTAAGGTATTATTCTGAGCTAACGTGATAGTTGCTGTAGGCGTATAGGACAATACGACTTCATTAACATCACCTGCCGCGCCAAACGAATCGGGGACAATTTCATCTTCTGCGTAACGGGCGTGACTAACGGTTTTACTAGCCATGATAAATTTACTCCAAGAGCTTTGTTAATAAGCTAGGCCATTGCTGGCCTAGCCCATGCCTGTTACGCGATTAAGCGTCAACAGCGGCGGTGTCAAAGTGAATAGAACCAACATCCTTACTATTGAACTTCGGACGCTTAATACCAAGCATCATGTCC